TCATCTCGGGGCGGTGCAGGTCCTGCGGACGCGGGCGCGCATCGGTCTCGTAGCCGATCCACACGGACGGACACGGACCCAGCACCGACACATTCAGACCGGGGACCGACGCCGGCAGCGGCAATCGCTGCAGCCAAGTCTGTTTCGCGGGAAAATACCCGTGCTTCGGGGCGACGCCGCCGAGCTCCTCGATTCGCGGCGCGACGCAGACCACGCCGGCAAGCCCGCCCGGGCCGTGCTCGCAGCCGCACCACGCGGGGAGGCGGTCCGGGAAGATCGCGCCCAGGCCGACGCGCTCGATGTCCCTTCGCGTCACCCCGGCGATGCCGGGGATGAAGTAGAGAAATGAAGCCATTCGATTAACCCCTCACGTTAACTGATTGCCGTGGCCGCGTTGATCACCATGATGGCGGCCGCCGCGTCCCAGGTGGGCGTGATCAGCACCTCGCTGCCGATCTCCTGCCCCTGGCTGCCGCGAATGCCGCTGACGTGAATGTGGCCCTCGTCGATGCTGAACGAGATGTGTTGCGCGACCGCGTCCGCCACGCGCGTGCCGCCCTCGTCGACCTTGCGGAGGTAGACCACGCTGTTGGTGCCCGACTGTGCCGCGCCGCTCAGCCCGAGCGTGGTGAAGATCGAGGGGTCGAGCACCGCCACGCGGATGGACGGCGCCCGGCTCGCCACGTAGCAGTACGTCGGATAGACCTGGCCGTCGCCGCTGACCGTGCGGACCTGCAAGCCGAAATCGATGGTGATTGATTGCACGCCGTTGAGCGTGGTGCCGTTCACCGCGACCGGCCCGGCCACGAATCCCTCGCCGACGGCCGGCGCGCCGGTCAGCGCCTGCGAGCTGGTCAGCACGAACGGAAGGTTGGTGCCGTCGTACGTCGCGATCGCGTCGAACGCCAGGCGCGCGAGCGAGCCGTCGCTGTTCGCCGTCAACTGCCTCGGCACGAGGATGCCCTTGTTCATGACCGCCTTGATGTGATTCGCGCCGCTCGCCCGCGTGCCGCCCTCGGCGGTTTTCTGGAGCCACGCGATGAGCGCGTTCGCCGCTGCGATCGCCAAGCCGCTGATCCCGCAGGCGCCCAGGGCCGTCGCGATCGCCGTCGTCGAAAATGAAATCGTCGGCTCCTGCAGCCCCACCGCAACGTAGGTAGGATCGACTTGTCCGTCCCCGGCGGCAAGGATGTGGCGGAGGCCGGCGTTGAAATTCCAGTCGTCCACCTGGTCCAGCAACGCGCCGCCCGTGATCTGCACGGCGTAGAGGACGTGAACATTCGTGACGCTCATATCAGGATCTCCTCTGGCACGCGGGCCAGCTCGATTCGGTCGCGGATCCGCCGTTGCAGGAAATCAGCCATCGCCTGCATCTCGCCGGGGGCGAGGGCCGTCAGCTCCTTGTCCTTTTTCATCACCTTCGTGGTGCGGTACTGATAGAGGTAGCGCGGCACGTTCATCCGGCCTTCGGCGGTCTGCCGCTTCGTGTGGACGGTGATGGCACCGGTGACCATCGCCTTGAGCGTGCCTGACCAGACGAGCGGATCCTGGTGGTGCTTCACGCGGAGCTTGCGTTTCAGGTATTCGGCCGAGCGCGCGGTGTAGGCGTACAATGACATGGCCCGCGGCGTGAAATGCCGCGGCAGAAACGTCTTGAACCACAGATCGGAGATCACGCTGCCGAGCTCGCGTTCGACCGCGTGCTCCACCTCACCGGGCAAGGCGTCCGGGGCGATCTGGTAGCTGATCATCGTCCTGATCTGCATCGAAGACCTCTATCCACAGATCTCACAGATTGCACAGATAAAGAGGAAGACGCCTCGAAACAATGCGGTCTCTTGATTCCTTCTTCTCTGTGTCATCTGTGACATCTGTGGATCATCTTACAATCCCCAGTCGACCTGCAACAACGCTTGGTAGTACTCGCCCTCCTTCGGGGCGGCGTCGCGGTGCGAACGCTGCGGACCCTGCACCACGCGGATGCCCGTCACGCTCAGATACGTGCCGGTGCCGGCCAACTCCTCGATGTCGGCCGCGATGTCGCCGAGTGCGTTCGCGAACGTGAGCCCGGCATCGGGCTCCGTGCTGCTGCCTTCGGCCACATCCTGCTCGAGCAGCAGCATCAGGCTGCCTTCGTCGCGGAAATAGTTGCCGGCTCCGCCGGCGTTTTTGCGAGCGGTCCAGCAGCCGCGCTCGGCGAACGCAATCAACGCGAACGGGCGGGTCGGATTCTCGACCGCCACCAGGTGGATCGATGCCAGCGCCGTTGCCGCGTCCGCCGCGCCGACGAGCGTTTTGAACGCCGCACAATTCGAGAGCAGCGTGCGCAGGTTGTTCAACGCTTTCGAGATTGGCCCGCTCGGCGACACTGCCACGGATCATCTCCTGATGCGGTGCTCGCGGTTGGATTTCTCGGTCTGATCGATCGACCGCACGGTGAGCAGCACCATGCCGCCGGCCGGGCCGTCGATCTCCTGGACCGCCCAGGTCAGCGAATCGAACGTCACGGTATCCTGCAGCGTGGGGGCCGCGACGCCTGCGGTCGCGTCCGTGCAGATCCACAGGCGTGCGGTTTTGATGGTCTGCGAGCCGTCGTCGGCAGCCTGCTCGTTGAACGTGCCGCGGTCGATGCAGGCCTTGATGGTCCTGGCGTCGCCCACCCACGGCGTGTACGTGATCTCCTCGGCGAACTCGTCGTCGTTGAGAAACACGTCCTGCGCGTCGCTGTCCATCAGGTCCTTGAACGTCATGGGGCGCTGTCCTCGGAATGAGGTTGCCGGGGCGATGCGGATGCCGCATCCGGCAGCGGACGCCACGTCCGCACCGCCCCGGTCCTGGAATGCGCGGCAGGGGGACGAGTCCTACCGCGCGCGCATGTGTGACCATTAGCTGGTCACTGGGCAGTCATCAGGCCGTGATTTTCATCAGGTGGCCGAAGTACTTGTCGACGATCAGTTCGTCGACGTCGTGGCGGCAGCGGAAGATTTCCTGCCGGCGCTCGTTGTCGTAGTACGACTCGATGACGAGGGACGAGGGGCTGTCGGGCGTCCAGAGCGGGGTGCGGCCGATGCCCGGACTGGGGGTGGGGCCGGCGTCGCTGGTGACGCACACCATCGCGTAGTCGCTGCTCCAGATGTTGGCGCCGACGAAGGTCTGGCCTTCGGTGGCGCTGTTGGTGGTCGCCTTGGCGACGATGATCTTCGGGAGGCCGAAGAGATCGCTGATCGCGGAGTAGAGGGCGGCGTCGGTGCCGCGCTCGACGTAGGCGATGACCGCCTTGATCACGGTGAGATTTTTCAGGCGGTTGATCGTGGTCTGGTTGCAGATGAGGGTGTTGGGCGTGAGGCCGCAGTTGGTGCGGACGATTTCCTTGGCCTTCATCACGTGGTCGAAGGCGTCGCTGCCGGCGGTGGTCCACGGTGCGGCGGCCCAGGTGGTGTAGAGCTGGGCGTCGGTGGTGAGCCAGGTGGTCGTGTTGAACACGGCGGCGGCGGCGCGTTTCTCGCGCTGCACGAGGAGCTTGCGCATCGTGGTCTGGACGGTGAGCAGCTCGGCGTCGAAATCGCTGGCGTACTCACGCCGGCGATCGTCGGGGAGCGGGCCTTCGAGGCCGAACTCCTGGCAGGCATAGAGCAGGTCTTCGGCGGTGAAGGAGTCGCGGTTGTATCCGCCGGCCGCCTGTCGCTTGGCATCGACTTCGCGGGTGATGCCTTCGCGGGTGACGACGGCGATGTAGCCGCTCTTGTTCTTGACGGGCAGTTCGGGGAGGACCTGGCCGGCGACGAAGTCCGCCTGGTTCATGACGAATTCCATGGCGGCGGCGCCGAGATCGGCGCGGGGCACGGCTCTGGACGTGTACTGCAGCATTGAACGGATCTCCTCAGAGTCAGGGCCGGCCAGCTCGTCCCCGTCAGGCAGGCAGAAAAAGCGAATCGGACAGATCGGACGGATCGGACGGATACACCGATCATCACGCGATCGGGACGAGCATCACGAAGATGTCGAAGGCCGCGGCCGCGGTTCCACCGCCCACCTGGATGGTGCCGGCGGCGGCGACTTCGTCGTAGGCGGCGACGAGGGTTGCACCGCGGACGAAGGTAGCGTCGGCGGTCCCTTTGGCCAGCGCCGTGTTCATGGCGTTCGTGTCGCCGTTGTACAACGTGATGCTGGAGGCGGTGGTGTCGCGCGAAACCATCCACCAATCGATGACCTTCGCCTTGCGTTTGAGCGTGGCGACGACGACCTTGGCGGTAAAGCAGTCGGTGATGGAGGCGCTCACGACGAAGGGCACAGCACCCTCCTCGTCGGGATCGTCGTTGGCGAGGTTGTCGCTGTCGAGTGCCGAGGGGGCCGTGTTGTCGAGTAGGCACTCGACGACGTCGCCCCCGGCGGTGGAAGCGACTTCGAGTGTGACGCCGATGATGTCGCCGACGGCGGTATCGGCCACGTGGCCGGATGCGGCGGCATAGATGGATGCGCCGACCGCCATCGCCTCGGCGGCCATGCACTTGAAGGTGCCGTACATGCCGCGGAGTTTGACGGTGACGAACTCGCCGGCGTCGGCATCGTGCTGTGCCACGCCGATGAACGCCCCGCCGGCGCCGCACAGCTCGACGGCGCTGCCGCTGGAGGCGGTGAGTTTCACGAGGTGCCAGGCATAGACGGCGCTCGTGGCGGTGAAGACTTTGAAGCCCGAATCACATTGCTGGCTCATACAGGGATCTCCCGAGAGAAGAGCTAATCGGACGGATCGGACGGATCGAACGGATGATGCGGCGCGGCACGAGCCGCGCTACGAATCACGCCCGCTTGGGAGCGCAGGCCCGCAGGGCGTCGGTCATCGAGCAGCCGGGGTGGTCCTTCTGGTACGCTTCGGCCGCGGCCTTCAGAGCCTCGGGCCTGCTGGTGTCGAATTTCGGCTCCTTGCCCTTGTCGGGCGGGGCGGCACCGACGGCGGCCGGCTGGTTGGCGGCGAGTTGCCGGATTTTCTCGGCCTGGAAGACGATCAGCGCGTCGCGCGGATCCGAGCCGGCGGCGATCTGCTGGCTGATGACCGGGGCGGCGGTGTCCTGGAGCTGGCATTTCGCGGCCGCGTCCACGATAGCAACGCACCGCACGCGCTCGAGCCCCATGCCCTCGGCCGTGCCCTCGGCGACGCCGGCGGCCTTCGCGGCCGTCACGGCTGCCGCCTGCGATTCCTCGTGCAGCGGCTCGAGCACGGCCGCGGCTCCATCCTCGATGGATTTCACCAGGTCCGGCCGTTCGGTCCGGAGCTGCTCGAGCGTCAAATCTTTGACGGACATATCGTGCTCCTCTCTGCCGGACGTGCCGGCGGGTGTGTCGGCAACGCCGGCGATTCCACGTGGAACGTCTGCTGCCGAGCTGGTAACTCGAATGAACTCACCACGCGGCGTGGCAATGATTTTTCCAATGAGTTGATCGAAGGTCAGAATACCGTCGATCATGTCGGCGGCTGCCGCGCGTGCGGCCGAAACCATGCGGCCTTCGCCGAAGCCGTTGATGACGCTTTCGGTGGAAACGCGGCGACCGGCGGCCACGGCTCCGACGAACTCGGCGTAGATCTCGTCGAGCCGCTGCTGGACGGCGGCGACCGCCTCGTCATTGAGCGGGCCATACGGGTGGCCTTCGCCCTTGAACTTGCCGGCCCGCATCAGGGTGCGTTTCACGCCCACTTTCTCGTCGAGCCCCGACTGGTCCACGTGCATCTGGATCACGCCGATGCTGCCGACCTCGCCGCTGGGGATGGAGAAGAACTGCTGTGCGGACACGCCGAGCCAGTAGGCTCCGCTCGCCGCGTAGCCATTGGCGAGTGCTACGATGCGTTTCGTGTTCAGCTTCGATGCGGCGGCGATCTTGTCGGCCAGCTCACGGGTGCCCTCGTACATCCCGCCTGGCGAATCGATGTCGAGCACGATGGCGCCCACGGCCGGATCGGCCATCATTGCATCGAATGTGCGGCCGACCTGCTCCGTCGAGGTGCCGCCGCTCCAGTTGCTAACGGCGTAGGTGCGGTGGACCAGCACGTCGTTGATCGGGATGATGCCGACCCCCTGGATTCGCAGCTCGGCCGGCTCGGCCGGTGCGGTGCGTTTCGATGCTGCCGCCGCCCGGATCTGCTCGGGATAGCTGAGTGTGCCCGTGCCGCGTGCATCCAGGAACTCGGCGATGGCCTCGAATTTCGCAGGCTCGATCAGCCACGCGTTCCCGTAGAACGCCTGGAGGACGCGAGTGATCTGATGCTGTTCGTTCATCGCTGCGTCTCCTGGCCCTGCTCGGGCGTGGGCCGTGCGGCGGCAGTCTTCGTGGCGCTCGTTGCCCCGCCCGGATTCGGCTGGTCATCGTGCAGTGGTAGCTCGAGCTTGCGGGCGAGCCTGCGGTCGCGATTGAGCTGCAGGAACATCTCCTCGCCGGTCATGCCGGTGAGCTGCTGGATCTCGCGGGAGTACGTGGTGAGGTTGTTTCTCAACGCGAGCTCGGCGCCCTTGCCCTCGGCTTCGACATCGGCCCAGGGCTCGCCGGGCGGCAGCCACGTCGACCGCGTCCACGCCGGCCGCTGCGCGTAGAAATCATCGACCTGCCACATCCCGCGCAGCCACGCCTCCTCGAGCACCATCTCCCAGGCGACCTGTGAGAACTGCGCGTCGAACCATCGGCGGTCGGCGGCGTAGCCACGCCGCGCACCGAGCTGCGCCAGCCGCTCCGAGATGTAGCTGGACTGGCTGAAGTCGCCGGCGACCTGGGAATAGGTATTGCCGGTTGCGGTGGCGATCATGCGCTGCATCATCTTGACGAACGGATCAATGCCGGTGTTCGGGCGGTTCGGCAGAAACGAGGTGACATCCTCGCCCGGCCGGAGGTACTCGATCATTCCCGGTTTCATTTTGTCGATGCGCTTCCCGGCCGAGTCCGTGCTGTCGGCGGTGTTCGCGCCCCAGGCGACTGGGTTTTCGCTGCGAACCAGCAGCGCATAGCAGGCGGCGATCCGCGCCGCCATGAGCTCCGCCTCGAGATATTGGCTGAGATGTCGGAACACGAGCAGCGTGGGGGCGAGCAGTGGCACCCCGCGCGACTGGTGGGCACGGAGCTGCCGGAAGAGGTGAATGACGTTCGGGCGGCCGAACCGGTTGCGGGCGGCGATCCTCACGTAGTTTTCCGACGTCCCCGCCTTCCATCGGCCCGAGTAGGTCATGTCGCCCGGATGCGTGCGGCGGATCCAGTATGCCATCGCCTGACCGTACGGGCCGATCTCGACACCCTCGCGAATCAAGTCGTTGCTCACCAGCTTGTCGGTCGGCGTGCTCAGCCGGTCGGCCTCGACGAGCTGGAATGCGAGGGAGAACTCGCGGCCGCGGCCGGTCGGCAACATCACCGGCAGCAGGCACACGTCGCCATTCTCAAGATACTGCCGGTAGGCGAGCGCCTGCAGGTCGTAGAAATCGCCGTGCTCCGATGCGTCCGCCTGCTGAGTCCACCGTGACCAGATTCGTTCCGCCTCGGTCTGCAGCTCCTCGGCCTGCTCCTCGGCGATTCCGAGTTCCTCCCAGGACAGCAGCGACTGCGGCCGGTGCCCGGTGCCGATCACCGAGTCGACCATCGTTTTCACGACGCCGGCGGCGGATCCGTCGTTTCGGAGGAGGTCGCGGCTGCGCTCGCGCAGCTTCGGCAGATCGCTCAGCAGGTCGGCGTCGGCCGAGCCGCCCCCAGGCAGCCAGTCGCCCATCTGCCGGTCGGTCGTGGCGCCGCGATAGCTG